GCTTGCTGTTATCCTAACAGTTCTAATCCGAAAGAAGAATATTATAATACTTGTATTTCGGGTAATGGAATATGGTATCCTCTGGAAGAAGGAAGTGATATAACAAATTTTGCATGTCCCGATATAGGTGCTACAGGGTGTTGCTGTGCTTGTAAATTTGTTGGGTCATCTGTATCATGGAACTGGGGAGAGGGAGGGGACCCTGGAGGGGACCCTGGATTTAGAGGTGCTTCTGGATTTTTTGAAAACTGGGGAGATGATGCCGGGTGCAAAAACAACGAAACTACTGATACTGATTTGAACTATCCTTGTTATCAAGGTGGACTAAAAGATAATGTAACATTTTGTGAGTGTTCAGATGCTGGTGGAGTCTGGGCTGAAGGAATACCATGTAGTCATTACACTGGTGCAACCTGTGATGGTGATGTCATTGAAGACGAATGCAATGGGATGATGTATATCAGACATGGTGCTCAATCTTTATGTACTAGAGCGTTCTCTCAAGATGATGTGCGGTGGCCTGGTTCTTGTTGTTCTGAGGGCGCTGGTGATGGTGGAATTAATGTGTGTGATGATGCTTGTTCTCCAAAGCATTGTGCAGAAATTAGAGATGGTCATGGTGTAATTAATGCTGAATTTAATTCATCAAAATGGTGCAGTCCGGCACCAACTACGGATCCGTTTCCTTATGAAGAGTCCGATTGTGAGGGATCACTATTAGTAGGTGGAGACGGTGACGGTAATCATGAAAGTAATAAAATATATGAAATAGATCCAAGAACTAATATATACATATCAAAAGATTCTACACCCATTCCACCCTCTGAGAGAAAATATAGGTCTAATTATAATAAAAAATCCGCTTGTGTTTATGTACAAAAAAATGATTCTGGTTCTACAGAAATGATATGTTCCTCTATGACAAAATCTCAATGTGATACAAAAAAAGGAATGTTTGTAGGGTTTAATGAAGAAAATCAACCCTTTTCCTGTGATTCAGATGCATCTACAGAAATAAAAACATATCTTCAAAACAAACAAAAAATTGATAGCGCAACACTCAGTACTTGGTCACCAGGAGAAAGAAGATTAAATTTGGGTAGGTTTGTTGGTGAAATGTATCTTCAAGATTCAAATCATGGTATTGGAAGTGTGTGTTATGGTAATTTAAAGACAGGTAAGTCTGATATATACTATCCAGTAGATAATGATAACACAAAAAACTCTGGAAAATCCTTTGCCGTTTTCATTGCAGATAATGATTTTCAATATCGTTCATTTAATGAAAATGGATGGGCTTACGATTTCAATAGAAATAAAGAAAATGCAAAGGATAGTTCTTCTTGGGATTCAGAATTTAATACATCTCACAATAGACATTTTGATTTAATAAAGAAAGTTGAGAAATCATACAATAAAAATCCATACCATAACTGGCAGGTACCACCAATAGATGTTTTGTCTTTTATTAAATGGCAAACTAATTATAATCCCTTTATTGAAAATACAACAACTAACGACAAATATCCAAATTCAAAATATAAATCGATGAAATCTACTAATAAAGATTTTTATTGGTCTTCTACACAATACAAATCTGAAGAAGGTGGAATTAAAATGGCATATTGCCAATCTTTTGGTAGAGATTCGAGTGTTGCATTATCTGAAATATTTAAAAAACGTCATTTACGTTTGGTTATGATTATTCCAATTATACAAAAACAGTTATAAATATTATTGACAATTGAGTTTTATGTTGTATAATTGGTTATCTTTATAATGGAGAAAATAAATGTCAGATACCCCTAATTTTAGAAAAGTTTCTATTGACCCAAATCAACGAGGTTTGAAAAAGAAACTAAGTATGGTCCAAAGTTTTGCAGTTGCTCTGGCTTCTAGAAGTCTTGGTAACAAGAAGATTAATAAACCAATTAAACAACTTCGTGTTTTAAGTTGTTTTGGAAATCAAAATAATGGTGGGGTTCTTCCACCGTGTGAATATTTGGAAGAAAGTAAAACAGGAGAAGGAAAACATTATTGTGGTGGATGTGGGTGTGGCGACACTAAAAGAACTTGGTTGGTTCAACATGCAACCGAATATGGGAAATTGGATTATCCCCAACTACAATGTCCTTTACAAATGCCTGGATTTTCAAATTATGTGGTGAGCAGTCCAGATGAGGCAGAAGAACCAGTTACTAGAAAGTATTATATCGAAAATATAGAATATTCAGAGGTTCAAAAAACTAAAACCACCATTGGTGAAGAAATTATAGAAAACCCTCAAGAAGAGTTGCCAAAAACCAAATCCTGAGTTTATTTATACCCCCTTTGCTCCTGTTGATTTTATATATAGTATAGAATCTATAAATAAAGGTATCAGGAGTATTTTTTAATGGCACAACCAACCACTAGAGATGAAATAATTGATTACGCTCTTCGTAGACTGGGAGAGCCAGTTATTGAAGTAAATGTAGACCGGCAACAATGCGATGACAGATTAGAAGAAGCACTCGAATTGTTTGCTCAACGTCACTTCGATGGAGCAGAAAGAGCATATTTCAAACATAAAATAACACAAACGGACAAAGATAACATGTGGATTGACACTGGTGCTTTTGGTCCAGTTAATGGTAATACTGCTGATGTAGACGCTCCCACAGGAAAAGACATTCTTAGTGTTGTAAAGGTGTTTCAGTTTGGAACATTTGCAAATATTAACATGTTTGATGTCAGATATCAAATGGCATTACATGATTATTTTGGAATTAATAGAGGACTAGGATATAATAGTACTATGGGTATTTCACGATATGATGCCACCAAAAGACACATTAATATGATTGAAGATTTCTTTCAACCAGAAAAAATGATTAGATTTAATAAAGTAACTGATAAACTTCATATTGATGGTCGAAAAGAAGATTTAACTGTTGACGATTATATTGTTGTTGAAGCAATGGTTGCAATACCTTCAGGAACTTTTTCACAGGTATTTAAAGATATTTGGTTAAAGAAATATGTTACTGCACAGATTAAAAGACAGTGGGGTTCTAATATGTCAAAGTTTGATGGAGTTCAATTACCTGGTGGAGTTTCTATGAGGGGTGGTGAAATTTTTGCAGAAGCAAATGAAGAAATAAAATTACTTGAGGAAGAATTACAACTCACATACGAACTTCCAATTAATTTTGATGTAGGATAAGATTTTATATGGCTCGCAATCCACACTTTAAAGAATATACTGGTGAACAGAATATATTAGAAGATTTGACCATTGAAAGTATAAAAACAATGGGCAAAGATATGATTTATATTCCCAGAACATTGGTAAATACTGATGACTTATTTGGTGAAGATGTTCTTTCTAAATTTGATGACGGTTATCAATTAGAAATGTATATTCAATCTATTGATGGGTTTGCGGGTGAAGGTGATATCCTATCTAAATTTGGATTAGAAATTAAAGACAGAGTGGAACTTGTAGTTTCTAGAAAAAGATTTGAACAAAGTGTTGGAGATTATGAAAGTATTAAACGCCCAAAAGAAGGTGATTTAATTTTCTTTCCTTTGAGTAAAACTTTATTTGAAATAAACTTTGTAGAACATGAAAACCCATTTTATCAATTAGGAAGACTTTACACATATAAACTATCGTGTGAGGTATTCACATATAGTCAAGAAGAAATTGATACGGGTTATAGTGATATTGATGTTGTTGAAACAGAACGAAAGAAATTTGCAGTTGAGTTTGATTTGGGTACTAGAGTAAGTAGTAGTACATATTTGAACTTCTTTGAGGGTGAAAGTGTATATCAAGTATCTGGTGTTACTGGTGCAACTGCTGAACTTGCAAATGCAACTGCAACCGCAGTTGCTACAGACTGGGATGATGACACTACAAAACTAACACTTACAAATATTGTAGGTACGATTTCTACTAGTGATGGTCAGACTATTAAGGGTGCAGTATCGAGTGCAGAGTATGAAATCAATAGTAGTACAACAACTACAGTTATTATACCACATGAACCAGAAGATGATTCACCAATTGGGGATAATGAAAATATTGAACTTACTCGCGACCAAGATGACATCTTTGACTTTACAGAAACGGATCCTTTCAGTGAAGGAAATTATTGATGTTTACACAATTTTACAACGAATCAATTAGAAAGCTTATTATCGGTTTCGGTTCTCTTTTCAACGACATCAATGTTGAACGAAAAGATTCTGATGGTAATATAAAAGAATCTATTAGAGTTCCTCTTGCATATGGACCTAAAGAGAAATTCATACGAAGGATTCAAGAAAGTAGTAGTATTTCAGATGCAACACACACCCAAATAACATTACCCAGATTGGGATTTGATATTACTGGAATACAATATGATCCTTCTAGAAAAGGAAATAAATTAAGAAAAACTAAAGCGGTTTCAACAGATGGTCTTATATCCTCGTATAATTATGCAGAAGTTCCATACAATATTTCATTGGGTCTTTATTCGTTTAGTAGAAATCAAAATGACAATCTGCAAATTATAGAACAAATTCTTCCATACTTTTCTCCAGAATTTATTGTTAGTATGAAAGTTAATACTATTAATAATAAAATAGATGTTCCTATTATATTAAATGGGGTGAGTACAGTAGAAGAATATGAAGGTGAATTTGATTCTAGAAGAAACTTAACATCTACTTTTGAATTTACTGCAAAGACCTTTATATATGGTCCTGTCAGAACCAACAAATTGACGCGTCAATTTGATATTGATATATTCGGAACATCAGAAGCATTTGATTCTGCTGATGTTACTGGTACTCAAGATTTGCGAGTTTCTGGAACTGGTGGATATAGTGGTGGATACACAGCAGGTGCTCAAATTTATGGTGATTATTATTATGGATGATAAAAAGAAAACAGTAGACGAAAAAATATCCAAAATGTTAAATACAGAATTTAAACCAAAAGAACTATCAAAACCCATTCCTTCAACTGCAAGGGAGATTGAGGTAAAGGCAAACGATAGTGAAAAGGATTATTGGTTGGTTCGTAAAAATATGAAGGAATTAATAAAAACGGGAGAAGATGCCATTGATGGTATATTAAAGGTTGCTACAGAAGGTGATTCTCCTAGAGCATATGAAGTTGCGGCACAAATGATTAAAACTGTTGCTGATACGAATAAAGATTTAATGGATCTTCATAAGAAAATGAAAGATATTAATAAAGAAGAAATAAACATGAACAGTACTACTAATAATTCCATATATGTTGGTAGTACTAGTGAATTGCAAGACTTGATTAATCATGAAAGAAGTACTAAAAAATCATTATTGACGAAAGATATTATTGATGCGGAAGTTATAGATGGTAACTAAACAACAAGGATACTTAGGAAACCAAAATCTAAAAGAGGCTGGTAGGGAAATACCTTTCACCAAAGAACAGGTGAAGGAATATATCAAATGTTCAAAAGACCCTGTATATTTTATTGAGAAATATATTAAAGTTGTTTCTCTTGATGAAGGTTTAGTTCCTTTTAAAATGTACGATTATCAGGAAAAGATGGTAGAAACTGTCCACAATAACAGATTTGTAATTGCAAAACTTCCAAGGCAGTCTGGTAAGTCTACCACAATGATTTCATATCTTTTGCATTATATTTTATTTAATCAAAGTATGAATGTTGCGGTTCTTGCGAATAAACAATCTGTTGCTAGAGATATTCTTAGTAGATTACAACTAACATATGAATATTTGCCACTTTGGTTACAGCAAGGAATTGTCGAGTGGAATAAGGGTTCTATTAAATTAGAAAATGGTTCAAAGATTGTTGCATCATCAACATCCTCAAGTGCAATTCGTGGTGGTTCATATAATGTTATTATGCTTGATGAATTTGCACATGTCCCTACAAATATTGCCGAAGAATTCTTTAATTCTGTTTATCCTACAATTAGTGCTGGTCAAAATACAAAAGTTATTATGGTATCTACTCCAAATGGATTAAATATGTTTTATTATTATTGGAAGGGTGCAACAAAAAAGGTTGGTGAGGAAGGTAAGAATGAATATATTCCTATAGAAGTACATTGGGAACAAGTACCACAATATCCTGGTGGACCACTTCGGAACGAAAAATGGAAAGAAGAAACTATTGCAAACACAAATGAACAACAATTTCAACAAGAATTTGAATGTGATTTTGTTGGTAGCCAAAATACACTTATTTCTTCTGTAAAATTGAGATCATTAAATTGGTCTGCACCCCTCAGTAAAGATGCAGATGGGTTGTGGATATATGAAGAACCGAAAGAAAATAGAGATTATTATATAACAGTTGACACTTCTCGTGGTCAGGGAAAAGATTATAGTGCATTTGTGGTTGTCGATACTACTGATATGCCATATAAAATTGCAGCCAGATATAGAAATAATACAGTATCTCCGATGGTATATCCAACAGTAATTAGAGCAGTTGCAACAAAATATAATAATGCACATGTTTTAGTAGAAATCAATGATATCGGGGGTCAAGTAGCAGATATTTTACACGAAGACTTGGAATACGAAAATGTTATGATGACCACATATAAAGGTAGAGCGGGTCAAGTTATTAATGCTGGATTTGGTACGGGTAGGTCACAATCACAATTAGGAGTAAGAACAACCGTTCCAGTGAAGAAATTAGGTTGCTCCGTCCTTAAAAGTCTTATTGAAGAAGATAAACTTCTAATAGAAGATGTTGACATTGTGAACGAATTGATTACTTTTGTTGCTAAAAAGAATTCTTTTGAAGCCGATGACGGACACACAGACGATTTGGTAATGTCTCTGGTTCTTTTTGCATGGATGACAAGGCAAGAATATTTTAAATCCTTGACAGATAGTGATGTAAGAACTCAAATATATGAAGATCAAATACGAGAAATAGAAGACGATATAATGCCAATTGGGTTTGTTTTTAATGATGAAGAAGAAAGTGACTGGGATGGTGAAACAAGATGGTTCAGCGTGTAGAAAATGGAAAAAGTATAAATATCGAGAATACAATAGTATTATTTGAGTAAATCATAAAATATTATCTTCCAAAGGAGATTGAATCATGGCAAGAGCAAATGTCACAGTAATAGTAAATGATGAGAGTTTTTTCATTCCGGGAACAGAATCGGGTGGATTATCCCGTGCGGGGTTTCCATCTCTTTATAACCTAATCGGTGCAGTAGGAAAAACAGCAGACCGTAAATCAGGTA